ACTAGGTTTAGTGGAGGGATGCTGAAGGGGAAGGATGGCTTTATATACCGCATGATCCCAGATCACGCGATCTATGCAGTAAAGATAGAAGAGGAGGAAGAAAGTGAAAATATATTACAGCGAGAGACGCAGCAGGCAGTACGCTAGGAAGATTGCTTACGATCTTGTCGAGAATATGCGCAAGTATAAGAATGGCAGGAACGATGACATACGCTACTTACATTTGGTATGTGCGAGACTGAAAGGCAGGAGAAGCAGCCGTGGCTACTGAAGAAGAGACACAAGTGGAGAACGGGGAGATGGAGCAGCAGGCTCGGCAGATGGGTTGGATGCCGAAGGAGGATTGGAAGGGCAAGCCAGACGGCTGGGTGGACGCAGCTGAGTTCGTCAAGCGCGGCGAGACCTTCATTCCCTTCCTCCAGCATGATAGGAAGAAGTTAAAGGGAGAGCTAGAGGCAGAGCGGCAGGCGAGACTGGGACTGGAGCAGACGCTGAGAGAGATGAAGGATCAGGTAGATGGGCTGAAGTCGTTCAGTGAGGAGATGGCTAAGGATAGAACGGAGAGAAGGAAGACAGAGATTGCACAGGCACTGAAGAATGCGCGGGAAGCGGGCGATGATGTGAAGGTGGCGGAGCTACAGAATGAGCTGGGAGAAGTGACAAGGAAGCCGAATGGAGAGGTTAAAGATCCAGTAAGAGAGGAGGCGCCGAAGGGGCCAGTTATCCAGCCCTGGGTGAGAGAGTTTATAGAAGGGAATGATGAGTTCTTTAAAAGTGGCAGGAAGGTGGCGCTCTTCAACGCGGTGATGCTGGAGCGCCGGCAGGGCGGCGATTCGAGGGTGGGTCCTGATCAGGGTACCGCCCTGCTAACGGAGGTGAGAGATGAAGTCGAAAAAACGCTCGGGGGAAACTCGAGGAGGACAGCGCCGTCGAAAACCGAAGAGTCCCGTCCCGCAGGAGGAGGTCGCGGATCTTCTGGAGGGAAGGGCTGGACGGACCTCCCAGAAGAAGCCAGGCAAAAGTGCAGCGAGCAAGCAGAGAAGTTCGTCGGGAAAGGCAAAGCGTTCAAGGATGAGGCGGCGTGGCGGAAGCACTACGTAGCTGAGTACTTTGGACCAAGCGCGATCACGCGGAGGGCTGAGGAATGAGCGATCCAAACAAGGGGCTGCCGCCGATCCCCCCGAAGCCGGCGACGGCTGTGAATGTGGGCGCGGTACAGGGAGTGCCGGTGAGCCAGCAGGAGAAGCAGGCGAATGAGATTACGGAGACGAATAATCCTGCGAACGAGGCGGCGGCGAAGATGATGAAGGAGAGGGGGCCGCGGTTGGAGCTGAATGCTCCCTCGAGGAGGCTCGACGTGCCACCCCTCCCTGGCTACCACCTGCATTGGTTCTTGGAGAGGAACATACCCGAGGCCCTGCGCGGCTGGTACGAGTTCGTCACGCCAGAGGAGATGCCCACCCTCGATACCTCTATCGGAGGTCGCACCAAGGGTGCCACCAGCGATGATCTGGGAGGGGGGCGGTTGAGTGTGATTTCTGGACAGGATGAGCAAGGCAAACCCCAGCAGCTCGTCTTGATGAAGATCCGCCAAGAGTGGTTCTTCGATAGTCAGAGGAAGATTGCTGAACGCAACCTCTCGGTGGTGCAGCAGATCTTCCACAAGAAGGCTCCGATCTTGGAGCCGGGGGAGAAACAGGCAGATGCGCAGATGAGATATACGAAAGAGGCAATACTTGATCTGTCCCTAGGCCGATTCAAGAAGGCATAGACTGACGATGTTCTTTAACTTTAACCGTGGAGCTTGATATGGCAAACGCTAACAAGGTCAACGGCTTCACCCCAGTTGGATACTTGAACGGTGCTGATTGGGATGGACGAGGCCGGGTATATGCAATCCTCGCAGCGCAGACCAATGCGATTGCGGTGGGAGATCCAGTGAAATTGGTCGCCGGCGGAGATACGGCGTATTATCTGCCCTGTATTGATATTGGGGCAGCAGGCGCAGCTTGCATTGGAGTGGTACTGGCGCTGAGCACGAATCCGAGGGGGCTGGGTCCCTGGGCGGACCCGACGGCTCTGAACACGATCGTGCACCGTCCAGCAGCAGCGACGACAGGTAACTGGTACGCGCTGGTAGCAGACGATCCGAATGTGATCTATGAGGCGCAGGAGCAGGCTTCGGGGGGCGCGGGAACGAACTTCGTTCAGACGGCGGCGTCGAAGAATGCCAACTTTGGGATTGGGACGCCGGCTGCGCCGGGGTGGATGAGCCAGGCGTATATCGACAACGGTACGGCCGCAGCCGCTACAGCTACCTTTAACATGCGTTTGCTGGGCCTGAAGCAGGCTATCGACAATGCACCAGGGGCGTATCAGAAGTGGTGGTGTGTGTTTCAGAACCATCACCTCATCACTCGCCCTGTCGGCGTCTAATTGAACTGAGGAGAAACCAAAATGGCAGGCGGCGTTATTACCACTGGTGCACATCCAAAATTGCTGTGGCCAGGAATCAAGGCAACATGGGGGCAGATCTACGACGAACATCCGTTCGAGTATCCAGATCTGTACGATGTTGAGTCAAGCTCGAGGGCGTGGGAGGAGGACGTGCAGATCACGCCCTTCGGACTCGCCCAGTATAAAGCGGAGGGCGCGACGGGGTACTTCGACTATGAGACCCAGGGACCCGTTACTCGTTATACGCATCTGGCCTATTTCCTAGGTTATAAGGTGACGTATGAGGAGTTGTCGGATAATCTCTATGAGATTGTTAGCTCGCGGCGTGCGAAAGCTAATGCGTTCTCGATGGTGCAGACTATTGAGAATGTGTCTGTGGTCCCCTATAACGATGCCTTCTCGGGCACGTTCTACACTGGTGGGGACGGTGTTTCGCTGTGCAACACTGCCCACCCGAACACGACAGGGGGGACCTACAGTAATGCACTGACGCCGGGGGCGGATCTCAGCGAGGCGGCGCTCGAGGATATGGTGATCCTCATCATGGGAGTTCAGAATGATCGTGGACTGCTGGTGAGCATCATGCCGACGAGTCTCCACATCCCTCGCCAGGAGTGGTTCAATGCCCACCGCATTCTGAAGAGTGTGCTGCAGGCCGACACTGCGTTGAATAACATCAATGTGCTGAAAGCCACCAACGCCTTCCCAGGTGGGATTAAGATGAACCATTACTTCACCGCCGCTCATGCTTGGTTCGTTCGAACCAACTGTCCGGAGGGGATGAAGTACTACTGGAGGGAACAGCCGGGCTTCGCCCAGGATAACGATTTCGATACGATGAACCTAAAGGCGCGGTCGTACATGCGACTGTCTGTGGGTAATACAGACCCGAGGGCGGTCTTCGGCTCGAATGGTCCGTGATAGGAGGCGATAATGTGGTCGTGTTACATTCCGTGTAATGCGACCACATAATTCCACCTTCAACCTTTAGGAGAATCGAATGGGTAATCGTGCACCTCCGACCCGCTTTGAGTCGGGCCTCAGCACGGACTTTCCGTATGGGCCGCTGGCGAACTGCGGGATGGTTAATCCTTTCCTGTATCACTTTCTGGCAGATGACTTTGATGGGAGCCTAGGAGCTACGGGTATCTGGGCTATTGTGAAGAGTAGCACAGGGACTGTGGCGACCACAGCGGGAGATGGAGGGCTGGCGCTGTTCAGCCCTGCCGCGACGGCGACGGACTATGCCTACATGCAGATGCCGTCGGCTGGGTTCAAGGTCACGTCGAACTACAGTATGTTCTTCCTCTGTCGCTTTACCGTGACAGCGACGACCATGAACAATCCGACGATCTGGCTGGGGCTGGCGCAGCATCAGGCCTCAGCCACGCCGGCGATCACGGATGGAGTCTACTTCACTAAGGCGAATGGCGCTTCGACTCTCAGCCTGGTAACCAATGTCTCCAGCACTGCCGTCACCACAGCCGTGCCCTCGAGCACTCTGGTCACAGCGACGAGCTATGATGTAGGGTTTGAGATCACGGACAATGGAGATCTATCGGCTTACCTCGGGACGAACCTGGTAGGATTCCAGCCGCAGAGCGGGACGGGATCGGCCGTCGCCACTCGAGGCAAGGTGCTGAGAATCGCTGCGCCGAGCTACCCGACGGCGAACCTCAGCCCGATGATCGCCATCCTTGCCGGCGACACCTCCAGCCCCACCCTCACAGTGGACTTCGTGATGGTGGCGAAGGAGAGATAGGTGATAGTCCAGGTTGTGAAGGACGGCCAGAAGAATTTCTCTATTCTCATCAAAGGATTGGTGAGGGGAGACTTCGAGGCCACTCCGATCATCAACACAGCCAAGATCCAGGCGCCGAATCAGGGATGGAAAGGACTCCGCCTTGATTCGGCGCTCTGGCTCGTTCAGGAGAAGATGGGATTGTACCTTTGGTGGAGGAAGCCAGAGGGAGAGGAAGACCTGGCGTTAGTGATGGAGAGTCGGAATGGGCTTCGCTTTGATGAGGGCCTCCCCTCGCCCCGGGTTGAGAAGGGCTGGGACGGTCTTATGTACTTGTCGAGCTTCAATCACCAGGGGGGAGGTCCGAAGGGGTTCGTTGTACTCCTGGACTTCGATAAGCAGTAATGACCACTCCAACAACCGAAAACACTGCATATTCGATTATTTGCGGAGCTATGTGGCGCGCCTGTCTCATCCCGGAGGGAGATGATCCGACGAGTGAAGAGACGGCGAAGTACCTGAGGACCCTCAACCAGGAGGTTAATTTCCTCCAGACTAGAGGAATTAGGCTGTGGCTGCTACAGGATGTGCCAGTGACGTTGGTGGCAGGGCAGAATCTGTATACGTTCGGTCCTGCAGGAACGGTGGTGATGGTTAAGCCGATTCAGATAGAGGACCAATACTATCAGTACTCTACTGCGAATGGCGGGACCAGACGGCCGGTGTTCCGTATCTCCCGTCAGCAGTGGGATATGCTCTCCGTCACCAATCAGCAGGGACCCATCACCCAAGTGTTCGTCGATCCCCAGCAGCATACCCTGAATGTGAACACCTGGCTGATCCCAGATGTGAATGAGGCGACGGGGACGCTGCATTGTGTGTTTAGGAATCAGGTACAGAATTTTGTAAGTCTGACGGATGAGATGAACTTTCCAATAGAGTGGGCGATGTGTCTGGAATGGAGGCTGGCGGCGCAGATTGCTCAGGGGCAGCCCCAGGCGGTTATCAGCCGGTGTGATAGCATGGCGGCGTTCTTCCTCCAGGCGCTCGAGGAGTGGGATGCGGAGCATGAGACGAGTATCATTCCGCAGCCGGATCAGAGGATGTTTAATCGGAGGAGATACAGAGGGTGAGTCCTGGCGGGAGCACAGTTGATCGGCCGCTGAGGTGGCCGCTGGTACAGCAGCCGGCGAACCGCTCGGAGAGCTGGCTGAAGGATGCCCGGCTGGTGAATGCATTTGCGGAGAAGGACCCGAACACGCAGGAGTGGTGGGTGCAGAAGAGGATTGGCTATACCTCGTCCTATAGTGTGGCGAGGGGAACGGGCCGCGGCATGTATCCCTTCGGATCGTCGGCAGGGAAGGATACCTATTCGATATTCAGCGGGGGATTCCCTACTCCTGTCGCGAGCATGTATAAGAATGGGACGCTGTTTGGAGTGGATGGAGGGCTGGATGCGGTAGGTACGAATGGAGGGATGTATGCGTTTGTGGAAGATCAAGCTTCCCCAAACCACCTAGTGTTCGCCAGCCTCACTAACATTTACTATACGACCGGAACGGGAGGTTGGACACAGGCGAGTCTGCCGCCGCATGGGAGTTCGGTGAGGGGACTGGCCTATCTCGACCAGACCATCTACTTCATGGATGAGAAGGGGCAGATATTCGGCAGCGCCTTTAATAATCCTGCGAGCTGGAATGCCCTGAACGTAGTGATCGCCAATGCGAGGTATGGGGTGGGGGTGCAGCTCGTCCAGCAGCTCAACTACGTGATCGCGCTGAAGACGAATAGTATGGAGGTGTTCTACGACCCGGGTACCAACCCTCCGCCCAGTTCGCCGCTCTCTCCCCTGCCGGGGGCCATCTCCCCCTACGGAGCGGTAGATGGGACGCCGCAGGTTATTGATGATATTCTGATCTATGCTACCTCAGATAATACCGTCTCGCCCCAGATGGTGAGGGTGGATAATCTGCAGACGAATATCATCTCCACGCCGGCGATCGAGCGCCTGCTGGATGCCATCCAGGCAACCCCGAATGTCACTTCGAGCTGGACCTTCAAGCATGGTGGACACAGGTTCTACGGGCTGGCGTTTAAGGTCTTTAACGGTGGGTTCACTATTGTCTACGATATCGACCAGAATCTCTGGTATCAGTGGACAGACTCCGCCGGCAACCACTGGCCGGTAGTGGCGATGGCTTATGATAATCAATTCAGGCACGTTCTCCAGGGGGAGATGGACTCGACGGTTTATATCTTTGAAGGAGACTACGAGTTCCCCACTGATAATGGAGTGGTAGCGCCGGTGGAGATAATCACGCCGAACGCTGACTTTGGTACGCGCCGGCGAAAGACTCTCCACCGAAAGTACTTCCACTCCGACCAGACCCCCGGCAGTGTGCTGTATGTGAGTAGGTCGGATGACGACTACACTTCCTGGAGCGAGCCCCGGCGGGTTGACCTGGGGAAGAAGAATCCACAGATGCGGAACGAGGGCACCTTCACTCGCCGTGCTTACCGTTACAGGCACGTTTCGCCGACGGCCCTTCGGATCAAGACGGTGGATTTGCAGATGGATATAGGGACGATATGAGCATAGTGCCGAACATCCGCGAGCCGCTAACCGATAAACAGGGAATAGTTACGACGCGGTGGTGGAGCTGGTTTAACGAGCTGTGGGCTCCTACGCGGTTTAGCGGAACGATCACCACTGCGCCGCTGACCGGCGGTGGAACCAGCGGGTCGATGATCTTTGTAAATGGGGTGCTGGTTAGCCAGACGCCGGCGACCTAGGGGAGAGAAATGTCAGTACCTCCACAATACATGCAGCAGCCCACGGGGCAGACGCCTGGAATCTGGGGCGATATCCAAGCAGGCCTGGGCGCGGCGGGCGGCCTGTACGGGATGATTAATAGCATCCAGAACCAGGGCACCATCCGCAACTACGTTGGGCAGACCAATCCCTTCGCCCAGTACCGGCCAGGGTATGGGCAGCAGCTGTTGGGGCTGATGCAAGATCCTAGCTCAATCGCACAGCTGCCTGGTTATCAGTTCATGCTGGGCCAGGGGACGGAAGCAATTAAGCGTGGGGCGGCAGCGCCGGGCGGTCCAGGCTATGGATCGGGCGCGGAGATGATGGAGCTGGAGAAGTACGGGATAGGACTTGCGGACCAATACAGGATGCAAGAACTCAATATGCTGTCGGGTCTGGCAGGAGCTAATATAAGCCCGATGGACCCGAGGGCGATCGGCGGGGCGCTGGGAGGCGCGGCGCACGATGTTGGAGCCTCCACAATGGGGTTCCTCAACCCTACCCTGAATCTGCTCTCCAAGATGTTCCCTGGCTCGGGAGGAGGCGGTGCGCCGGGGGGTGCTCCTGGAGCCCCTCCCACCGACTACGGCGGCATCCCTCCGATCGGCGACCCTACCCAGATGGTCTGGCAGCCTCCCGCCCCTCCCCCTTACCTAGATGCGAACTGGGGAGGAATCCCCGACACCGGCATCCAAGCTGGCCAGCCCGATTGGCTCGGCTGGGGAGGAGGGGGAGGTCAGCCAGGCGGCGATTTCGTCAGCACCGACATGGGCGGTGCGGGAGGTGCCGATCTAACCGCTGGGTTGTTTAGTTTTAAAGGCGCTGGCGGGCAAGCCGCCACCCCCGGAGGGTTCAATACCGGATCGGCGCTCCAGACGGGAAGTGCATTGGCGGGGGTGGGACTGGATCTAGCACAGGGCAGACCGGGGGCAGCAGTGCCGAGCGCTCTCGGACTAGCATCAAAGATCCCCGGTCTCGACCCGACGGTTGCTAAGAATCTAGGCCTAGGCGGGCAAGTCGGTGGAGATGTTCTAGGAATCATCCAAGGGCTGAAGGCGGGAGGGGTATCAGGTTATGGACAAGCAGGGGTTAACGCAGCGAAACTGGGGGTGCTCGGAGCCAATGCAGGGGGACTTGTTTCCGGAGCAGCTGCCAAAGAACTCACCGGCGCACTTGGCTACGCCGCCGTCCCCCTCGCTCTCTACAACTTTGCCAAGACCTGGCAATCAGGATCTACTGGAGCTGATGCTCTCAGCGGTGCGTCTACTGGCGCAGCAATCGGGAGTGTCATCCCCGGAGTTGGAACGCTCATTGGAGCTGGTGTTGGAGCGGCGGTCGGTGCACTGAGTAGCGCCTTCGGGCCGGGAAGGATGGATCCAGAGAATGCCTATTGGAACAACTATGCCGCCGCGTACAACAAGAATCCCTCGGCGATACTCGGGGCTACGCCGAGTCAGAACTTCCAGACGCTGGCAGGGATCTTCGACGCCAGAGGATCGAGCCTGCCCTTCTACCAGAAGTTCGGCCGGATGGGAGAGACTCGCTTCATGGATGCTATGATGGGGCAGATCAATTCCGCCCTTCGCCAGGGCACCGTCCCCGCCAACGCTACCCCGGATGTGCTCTTCAACAAGGTTGTCTCCCCCTGGATTAATCAGATGGGTGGGAGCAGGGGCTGGCAGGAGGCCAGGACGAGTGAGGGTGCGCCGACCAAGGGAGCGATCTCGGCGCTGCTCACCAACCTGATCGGCCAGTGGCAGTCGGGGATGTTCAGCTCGACGAGCCCTCTGGGAATAAAGGGCCAGACGGTCGGCGGCTTGCCGATCTACGGAGGTTAGTATGCCGGGCTTCGGTTCATTTGCGGAAGGCGCTGCACAACAACAGCTCGATCTCCAGGCGATTCAGCTCGGCCAGCAGAGGGTCGAGATGGGGAAGTTCCAGCTGCAGGAGGCACCTCTCAAGCTGGAAGAGGAGAAGATGCAGCTGCAGAGGGATAGAATCTCCCTGAATATGGACATGCGCCGGCTGGCCATGATGCAGAACTTCCAGCCCACTGGCACAGACACGCCGAGCGTCACCAACGATCTAATCCGCTTGGCTCAGATAGACCAGGCTACTGGCCATTATGATGAGGCCATTAAGGGCTTCAACGCCGCCACTCGGATGATGGGCACGCAGTCGCAGGTTGACTCCCGCGCCTATCGGATTCAGACCCAGCAGATCGATCGCTTCGTCAACACCCTGGATGCGGTGCCGAATACCCCGGAGGGGTGGAGACAAGCGCTGACGATGATGATGTCGGAAGATCCTGCGATGGCGAGGAACCCGAAGTTCGCTGAGATAAGTCAGAAGCAGTGGACGCCGAGCCTGTTCGCTCAGCTGAAGTCCTCCGCGCTGAGTCAGAAGGATGCGGCGGAGATCAACTATAGAGAGCAGGCGGCGAAGAACCAGCAAGCCCTCGTGGGGCTGAACACCGCCCGTATCCCTCTGGAGAGGGAACGGATGAAGGTGGAAGAGGCCCGGCTAGATAAACTGAAGAAGGAGGGCGTGACGACGGCGAAGGCGGGGGATCTGAAGATCATCACCGACCTGGCAGATAGGGATCACGAGGGGGCGAATGAGGCTGATATCCGGGCTAGGTCGAGAGGGGTGCTGGATGATGGCTATGCTATCATGCGAGCGAACCCTACTCTCACCAAGAATGAGGCGATGGCTCGGGCTTATCAGCATGCGGAGAAGGGAGGGGTATATGCGGGGATGAAGGCCTCGCCGGTGCTGCCGGGGACCACCTGGGATAAGCCAAAGCCGATCCCCGGGAGTGGGAAGTTCCAGCCGGGGATGATCTATAAGGATATGCCCCTCACCAAGGATCCAAATGGACCAAAGGCGGATATGGTGCTGATTGGAGATACCTGGTATACGAAGGAGGAGCTGGAGAATGTGACGGATGAGAATGCGACCTTTGGGAGTGAGGGCGGCGGCGGTGAGGAGGACTGATGCCGATTAGCATGGAGAATATGCAGGAGGCATTGGGGACGCCTCCACCCCCGGAAGGGAAGCCTCCTGCGCCCGCGGCGAAGCCGGCGGCGAAGAGGGGGATCAGCATGGCGGATATGCAGGCGGCGCTTCCGAAGCCGCCTGAGCAGAAGGGTCTGCTGGAGAAGGTGGAAGAGGTGGGGTCGAGCCTCGCCAAGAGGCTAGCGCCGGTTGGGGATCTGGCGAAGCAGGCAGCGAGGATGACGCTGGAGAGGGAAGTGGGGAGGATTGGGGCGATTGCAGAGTCGCCGCTGCTGAAGGGAGAGACCCAGCCGACAGTGGACGCGGCGAGGGCTGCCTTCAAACAGGCGGTAGAAGATTATAATGAGAAGTTCACTGATCCGGAGGCAGAGGCGGATCTCCTGCACGGACCGAAGACGGCGCTGGCGCTGCTGAATATTGCGGTTGCGCCGATCGTGGAAGGAGGGAGGGCGGCGCTGGTGAGGCCGCTGCAACAGAACCTCGAACGCGCCGCCGACCTCGTGGCTCAGGCTGCCACGCCGGACGAGGCGAAGAAGAAGGGGATCGACTGGGCCATCCACAAGCGAGATGTGAAGCAGGCTCTGGACAGTACCAACAAGGCGCTGGACTTTGCCTACGATCTGGGAACGATGTTTGTGCCGCTGGGTCCAGGAGGGGAGGCGGCGGCGAGGGTCTCGAGGGAGGCGGCGGCGGTCAGGGGTGCGCAGCGGGATATGAAGGCAGCCGTTCATGGAGGACCAGAGCCGAAGCCTGTTGACCCGCGGCCTGTGTCGATGGCTGTGGATAAGACGCTCGGGTTCAAGAATGCGCAGCAGTTTGGAGAGGACCTCAGCAAGGTCAAGCCGGGAGAGGTGAGTACTGTTGGACAGCTGATGGATACCCTAGCTCCGAAGACGGAGGGCTATGCGAAGAGCTTCATGGACACCCTGGCGAAGCATGTTGATAGGAATACTTCGGTTGTCTTCAAGGGCGAGAAGGACATGAAGAATGCGTCAGGGAGCTTCTCTATAGAAGAGAATAAGGTTAGCATGCGAGCTGGTTTGTCCGATATGGTCTCCACCTTCCTCCACGAAACGGTGCACTCGGTTACAGTAGGGATGCTGAACAAGTTGATAGGGAATGAACTGGACGCTGCGAAAGCTAGACTGGGAAGGCCTTTGCTCGATACGGAAGTGCTGGATACGATCAAGAATCCTCAGGGGCCGGTGCTGAGGGAACTAGATCAGATCATTGCCGAGGCGAATGTTAGAGCACAGAAGGCAGGAAGGGAGAATGACTTTTACGCCCTGCGTGCGTATGGAAAGACAGCTAAATCTTATCAAGCAGGACGAATCTCCCCCACTGTAGGAGAGAGGGCCTTCCATCGGATGGGCTTCCGTTATGAGTTTATAGCTGAGGTGTTCACCAACCCGCAGTTCCAGGAGTTCCTAGCGAACTCGGAGAAGTACGCGTCGAAGACCTATAAGTTTAAGAACATGCTGAATCAGCTAGGACTGATGATTGGGAAGCATCTGGGTCTGGCCAAGCCGCAGGAGCTGCAGCTGCTGAATCAGTCGATGCGGGTGGGGAGTCAGTTGATGGCCCTGCACTCAGCGGAGAAGCCTCCCCCGCACTGGATCGGGGCGACGATCGTAGCGAAGGATGCGGAGGGGGTGGTTACCTCGAGAGAGCTGGAGGCGACGAGGCTGATCAAGCCGGGAGAGGTGAAGAGGGCGAAGACGGATTTGCAGATATCCATCCAGCAGCTGATCCGGGCGGTGAATCCGGAGGCGTTGAGCGGGGAGGCGAAGCTAGGGGGAGCGGTGATTGCGAGTCGGCTGACTGAGTACGAGCAGAAGCTCGCTCAGGCTGCCTATGGCTCCCGCAAGCGGTTGAGGTTCTGGAGGGCGAGGCCGGATAAGGTGGCAGAGTTCCTGGAGACGCATGAGACGGGTGGGAGCTTTAAAGAGCGCTTCATGCAGGCGATCTCTGACAGATACGAGAGCTGGGTGAAGGATCTG